ATTTTACATACAGCCAGATACCGAGCTTTTAATGGGAATTAACAAGCTTCAAGAGAGGGCCATTTTTGGAATTTTGCAAGAGTATGCCAGATCGGGTATATTCAATTCATTTACTGCCTTCAGCAATCCAATTTTGGAAAATTCAATAGGCTCAGTACCCATAAAAAAATACTTTGAAACAATCAATAAAACTATTTATTACTGTGTACATTACAAGAATTTATTTGACCATACAACAGCAATTATCGGCAATCTTTCAGCACCTTCGGAAATTCAAAGAATTCGCTCACTTGGGCGTGTTGATCCATATTCCCTCGAAGAAAATTGGTACTTTGACCTTGACAACTCCCGTGATGTATGCTATTATATCTGCATATCGACTGAAAGACTTGAAAAAGATGGCGACTTACACAAAAAAATTATTAAAAATCTTAAAAACAAACCTCGAAATGCATTCAAAAACGTTTCTTATGCCGTTTATGAATCGCCTTTCGAATCAGACTTTGGGTTTTGCGTTGCCCATACCAACGTAATTCAACAAAAAACTCTTGACAAGCTAGAGCAAGAGTGATACATTAGATGCTGTGGAACGCACAGTATACTTTACAACAACAAATAGGAGAAAATACTAATGTCAATCAATATGGAACTAATGAGACAAAAACTTGCCACACTTCGTGGCGAGGGAACACGAGACAGTGGCACCTCACACTGGTTTAAGCCAGATGAGGGTGACCAAGATATTCGGATCGTACCGACAGCTGACGGCGATCCATTGAAAGAAATGTTCTTTCACTACAATGTGGGAGATCATAAGGGAGGCGTCGTTTGTCCAAAGCGAAACTTTGGAGAGCGCTGCCCAATTTGCGATTTCGCGTCATCTTTATGGCGTGAGGGCACTGAGAAGAACGATGAGGAAAGCAAGAAGTTGGCAAAATCTCTTTTTGTACGTCAACGTTATTTCTCTCCGGTTGTGGTACGCGGCCGTGAGGATGAAGGAGTTAAGGTCTATGGTTACGGAAAGACCGCTTATGAGTTGCTCTTGGGTTATATTCTTGACCCCGAGTATGGTGATATCACCGATTCAGTTGAAGGGACTGATATTACATTAACTTATACGAAGCCTACTCGTCCCGGTGCGTATCCCCAAACCAACTTAAAGATGCGTCGAAACACTAGCCCCCTCCTTAGTGATGCTGACGCAATCCCCGGGCTTCTTCAAAATATGCCCGATTTTGACACCCTGTTTGAGCGTCTGACGCCCGAGCAAGTTGATGCCATTCTTGATGAGCAGCTTTCTGGTAATACATCCGCGGAAGCTCGCTCAAGTCAAACAGAATCATATGGCAAAAAAGAAGCTAGCGATGTTGACAAGGCATTTGATGAATTGATGGCCGGTTAACAAAATACGCCGACGCGCCCCGGTTAATGGGCGCCCCTCTTCAATAACATTCAAGGAGATATATTATGTTAGATTGGATAAAGTCCGTATGGGCTAAATGGAAAGTTCAAGTAAGTGTTGTTGGTGGTGTGCTCGTAGTAGCCACTGCTTATGGTACATGCTCAGTTGAGCCGCCCGCCGCAGCACCTGCTGCTACAACCGAGGAAACAACAACGGCATTGCCGGCATCCTCGACTGAAACCACGGACGATTCAACCACCGGTACAACAACTACCGAGGGAACAACTGATACAACTGGTGACACTACGACCACCACTGAAACAACTACTGAATAGTATACAAGCCGCTGGCAGACCGGTAAAAAGTCTGCCGCTTTTAAGGAGATAAAAATGAGATTCGTTCTACCAGTTCTTGCAGCTAGCCTTCTAATGGGTTGTGGTGACAAGGATGAGGACACCGCGGGTGATACCGCTGACTCTGTTGATACTGCAGCAGAGTGAAAAAAGCCGCTGGCAGACCGGTAAAAAGTCTGCCGCTTTTTTAAAATAATCCTTGACATTTAAAATCAAGGTGTTATAATAGAGACATCTTCAATAGAAGATAAGCATGAATCTCTAGCGCTCCGGCAATTGAGATTTTAGACATTAATACGCGATTCGCGAAAGGAGATAATATGTCTACACCTAAACTAGTCCCCCAACAGGCTTACATTGTTGGGACACCCATCCGACCGGGGTTCAATGGTCAAGGAACAATCGACTTAAACGATTATGCGGGAATGACACCGCCTACTTTTGAGGGATGTACTTTCTCTCACTTCATGTTCCTTGATCTAACCACACTCAATGTTGATACCGAAAGCTTTGCTAACCTTGGAATTCGTGAAGAATTTGACGGCGATGATGGTAATCGTATTGACGAGCTTGAGGTCTCATTTGAGAACAATGGTTTTGAAACTGTTGACTGGCCACCATCAATAGACAATTTTGGTAATTTTATCGATGGTCGTGGCCGTGCAACTGGTGCAATTAATCGCAATGAGCGATGGCTACCAGTGTCAGTGTTTGATCGTGATGACGTTTCAGACATGAGTACTGTTACCAATGGACTCAAGGGAAACCTAGGCGGTCGACCGCGCCGCAGCGCTTCGTTCCGCGATATTGTTAACGGAGGCGTACACTTGATTAATAAGGGAGAGCTTGAACCAACAGTTAGCGATGTTAACAACTGGTTAAAGAAGCGCCTTGAATTGTGGAAGTTCTTCAAGGCTGACCTAATCACAAAGATGCAGATAGCTATTGTTGAAGAAAGCACGCGTGATGAATCGTTGATTCTTCGCAAGAAGACTAATGCATGGCACGCTTGGATTAAGCGTAACCTTGGATTTGAAAAGGACAACTATGTGCTGGTTAATGCATCTTCGTCCTCATATCAAACGTATGTTCAGCGTCTTTGGTGCGAAAGTATCCTTCCAGCTATTATTAATGGCACAGACCCAGTAGATGTGATCTTCTACACTAGTCACTATCGCCCCTCTGAGGCTCGCGATGGTTTGCAAAAGTCCATTGAAAAGCTTGACGAGTTATACGACATGTCGTTTAGTTTGGTAAAGAGTCACCTGAATAACTCTGGGATTGACCTCGATGCTCTTCTGAGTGCCATGGGTACCAAGCTTGACAGTGACAAGCCCTTCAATATTATTGGAGCATGCCCACAGATCGTTAATGATCATGACTTTGAAGCTGGTGAGCTTATCGCCGTGGATAAGTACTAATGAAGACGCCGTTGAGATATCCCGGTGGTAAATCACGGGCTGTCGAAACACTCATGAGTTTCGTTCCCGAGGATTGTGGTGAGATCTGCTCACCCTTTCTCGGGGGCGGCTCGTTTGAGTTGGCTTTGGCAGAAAAAGGAATTAAAGTTCATGCGTATGATGCGTTTAAACCAATTATATGGTTTTGGGATGCAATCTTAAAAGATCCTAACAAACTCGCGACGATGGCCGACTTATATCGACGAAAGAAGACATACAAGTATACAAAGCCCGGCGTTGACAAAGATGATAACCCTCACGTAGAACAAAAGATAAGAGCATTCGGGCTACCAGAGAAAGACTTTTATAGATTTCGCGAAGAAATCTTATTTGCATTACAATCAAATCACCCGTTTACATTTGATGCAGCCGCTAAAGTTTACGCTATTAATCGTAGTAGTTTTTCAGGCGCAACGTTCTCAGGCGGGTTTTCTGAAAGAGCGAGTTACGCTAGGTTCACAGATAGCCAGATTGAATATGTCAGAAACTTTAAGGTTGATAATTTTACTGTCAAGCGAGCAGATTTTAAAGACTCAATAAAGAAACATGAAGACAGCTATCTCTATCTTGACCCTCCGTATTTTTTAGATACCGCAAGAGCTAAACTATATGGCGTTGAGGGCGATATGCACTCATTCTTTCCACACATGGCTCTATATTCTATTCTCAGGAAAAGAGATAAGTGGATCTTGTCATACAACGACTGCGAAGAAGTGAGAGAGTTGTATCGTGACTACCAGATCCACGATGCTGAGTGGACCTACGGAATGAATAGAAGCAAAAAGTCATCCGAGAT